CGCGATGACGAGTCGAGCATTGACGGGAAAGCCACTGGGTTGACCGATTACAGCTTTCAGATTGACTGTATGGCGAAGTCGTACAGCGAAGCGAAGCAACTAGCAGCGCAAGTTCAAGCGCTGTTAAACCGATACCAAGGCTCGATAGGTGACAGCTTCTGTCAATATGCTACACTAGAAACTGAAAATGATTTTGATGAACAGGACGGCGATGACTATACTCATTGGGTAAGTCAGCGTTACGTTATTTATACCAATGATGAGTGAGGAATAAAGTCATGGCTACAAACGCAATGATCGGTGCAGGTTCCGAGTTACGCTTAGGCGACGGTGCAAGCCCACAGGTTTACAAGAAAGTCGCAGATATTACCAACGTCGGTCCAGTCGGCCAGACTGCCGCAGAGGTTGAAGTTACACCGATTGACGCGCTTGAGCGCGAATACATCGGCGGCTTAAAAGAGGGTAACTCCGTTTCAATCACGGCAAACTATGTTGCCTCTAACGCGGACCACAAAACGTTTCGTGACGGTGTAGGAACCACGCACGCGCTAGAGATTGCATGGGCTGATGGTGAGTCTGCACGGTTTAACTTCGTTCAAACCAGTTTTGAGCGCGGCGAAACAACCGCAGAGGGTGTATTAACAGCAACCATCGAAGGTCGCATTAGTGGCGCAATTACTTGGACGGACGCATCATAATGACAAACAAAGTTACAGCAGACGATATATTCAAACGCAGTAACCGCGAGCGCCCCGTGATTGATGTGCCTGAATGGGGCGTTAAATTGCGGGTGCGTAAGATGAGCTTTGAACGCATGATGGAGATTAGTCGCAACGCCACCAACGTTACGGACACCGGTGCCACGTTCGACAAAGACCATGTTGTTGACGCTATCATTGAGCTTTCATGGAAAGAAGATGCAGACGAGCCGTTCTTCGAAGAGCGACACCGTGAGCATCTACTTCAAGAAGACTTTGATATTGTCTTATATGTGTTCAAAGAAATTATGCGCTTCAATACGAAGAGCAAAGAGGAAGCGGAAAAAAACTAAAAGAGCAGCCATTACTACTAGCATGGTATAGAATGGCTGCATTTTTCCGTGACCCGCATTTGAGTTTAACGTGGGAAGAGTTTTGGATGTGGCAGGCTTACTTTGAGATGGAACCTCCAAGCCGACCCGATGATTACCGTGCCGCAATGATATGCGCCAAAATCCACAATTCGGCTGGCAAGAGTTACAAGGAAAACATCACGCCTGATGATATACTTGGAATAAGTAAGCCGAAGCCGCCGAAAGAGGCGCAGACGGCGCAGGAACAGAAGGACTTCTTACGAAGTTTGCGAGGTGGATAATGGCAAGTGCAGGTACGGTCACGTTAGAGCTTGATGCAAACAGCGTCAAGCTTTTGCGTGAGTTGCAAAAAGCACAGAAGCAAACCAAAGGCGCGGCGAAAGGAATGCAAAGCTCAATGGCTAACGCATTCAAAGATATACGCCGCCAAATAAACACGACCGTTAAAGCATTCGGCGCACTCGCAGTAGCCGCTGGAGTTTCCGCCGCCGCGATATGGAAGTCAAACGCCAAAACAATCGACTCACTCGCCAAAACGTCCGACAAGCTCGGCATTGCCACCGAGGATTTAGTCGCGCTCCGGTTTGCCGCAGAGCAAACAGGCGTGCAAACTAGCACGCTCGACATGGCGCTGCAGCGCATGACTCGCCGAGTTGCAGAAGCGTCCCGTGGCACGGGCGAAGCGGTGGGCGCATTAGATGAGCTCGGTCTGTCAGCGCAAGAGCTTAATAACCTGTCTCCCGATGAGGTGTTCCGCCGGATAGCCGGAGCTATGGAGGGCGTGCCAAACCAAAGCGACCGCGTACGCTTAGCGTTTAAGCTGTTCGATAGTGAAGGTGTTGCGCTAGTTAACACGCTGGCTGCGGGCGAGCAGGGGTTAGAAGATTTTGCAAAACAAGCCGAGGAGTTAGGCATTACGCTATCGCGCGTCGACGCCAAGATGGTTGAGGATGCCAACGACGCAATCGACCGCACCAATGCAATACTCCGTGGCGTTGGTCAGCAATTCACCGTACAGCTTGCGCCAGTCATTGAAGCGTTTGCTGATAAAATTAACGACGCCGCCAAAGAAACCAACAACTTTCAAGGTGTGTTCATTAACGCCGCCGAAGATATAGCTGTTGCTGCTGCTTACGTTGGTAACGCGATTAGCGGCTGGGAGATGATTATAGCCGGATTACGCGTGGTTCTCGGCCGCTCGTTGCAAGGTATTCTGATGCTGCTCCGCTCACTCGGATCGGGTTTTGAGCTTATCATCAAGACCGTTCAGTCGCTATCAAGCTCGGCGGTTGTTGCGGTGCTTAGCGCAGCAAGGGTAGCCGTGCAAGGTGTTGAGGATTTAATCAACGCCGCCATCAATCGCATTAACATCGCAATCGCATTGATGAACGCGATACCAGGCGTTGACATTGACTTTATCGGCAAGGCTTCGTTTAAGTCACTAGACCGATTCGATAAGGCAATCGGAGCAGCAAGCGACACAGCAAACCGTTTCCGCGGTGAGTTGAAAGACCTGTTTGACGACCCTATCAACAGCGGCGCTGTGGCGGGCTTCTTCAATCCAATTATTGACAACATTGACGCAACATCTGACCACTACACCAAAGAGTTTCATAAAGCAGTAGGACAAGAGCTCCCAACAGATGCAGTGCGACGGTTCTTTGCTGATGTGCGTGCGGACGTTGACAAGACCAGAGAATCGTTTAGCAACATGCTAAGACAAGGCGATAGTAGCGAAACGGGCGAAGTCATTGACCCGAACATGATTTCTCAATTATCCCGTATCGCCGAAAGCACCCGCACGCAGGTGGAAAAGATACGTGAGCAAATGGCGCTTGTTCAGCAAGCCATTGACGCAGGTATCACAAAGCCGTTTGAAGACGCTGGCACCACAGGCGAGGAAGTGCTAAAACGCTTGGGTGAGCAACTAGCAGAGTTACAAACGAAAGCCGACGAAGGGACAGTAGGTTTTTGGGATAATTGGTTAGCCAAAGCAGAGGAAACACTCACAAACACAGACGAGCTAGTGGCAAGAACGCTTGACACCTTTGCAAGCGGCTTCGGCCAAGCGTTTGAGCAGATGATTTTCGACAGCGAAAACCTTGGCGATGCCATGAGAAACATGTTCCAAGGCTTGGTGCGCTCGATGGTTCGCGCCGTTGGCGAGATGATTGCACAGTGGCTTGCCTACAAAGCTGTTCAGCTTGTCACAGGAAAAGCAGCCGCCGCCTCACAAGCCATGACGCAATCAGCGCTTGCTCATGCAACAGCAGTGCAGGCTGGATTGAACGCATTCGCTTCAACGGCAGCAATTCCAATTGTTGGCCCCGCCTTAGCGCCAGCCGCATCTTCCGCTGCTCTTGCGGTGACCATGCCAATGGCGGCAACTGTTTCTGGCTTGGCTTTTGCGGGCATGGCGCACGACGGTATTGACAGCGTGCCGAGAGAGGGTACGTGGTTGCTTGATAAGGGCGAACGGGTTGTTACGGCGGAAACGTCAGCCAAGCTCGACAAGAAGTTAGACCAGATTGGCAGCGGCGCACCAATCATCAACGTGTACGGCGATGCGCAAGTTCGCCGAGGTGGCATTGACCCTGAAACACGCCGTGAAATTATCAATATCATGGTTGGCGAATCGCAGCCTGGCGGACGCTTACACAAGTCAATCATAACCAACACCACAGCAACAACGAGAACGCGCTAATGGCTGAAGTATATCCAAGCACATTACCATTGCCACGTTGGGGAATGTCGATGAAAACGGCGACAGGTGTTGAGCAATCGGACTTGTCAGCTAAACCAAGACAGCAGCGAACAAGCTATGATAACGAGGTGCGCTATTCGTTGTCGTGGTCTATGCGGAGAGGTCATGCGCGCTTATTTCGCCAGTGGTACGTTGATAAATTAGCGTTAGGTCGCAAGTGGTTCACAATCGACTTGCGCGACGAAAACGGTGTGACAACTAAGACGGTTCGCTTCGTCGTAAACGGCAGACCAAGAATTGATAGTTTCAGCGGTAAGATAGTTAACATCAGCGCAACCGTCGTGGCGAGGTCGCTATGATTACTTATCCGACAACATTGCCACTACCGATGCAGCAAGGTTACAGCATCGAGCGCAACACGAACGACCAAGAGATAAACGCTCGAAGCGGAACGGGTATTATCCTAAACCGGTCGGACAGCGAGCCTAATCTGTTCAGCGTTCAGTGGCTACTTAATGAGTCGCAGTACAAGGTTTTGCATGACTGGTTTTATAATGAGCTAAACGCCGGTGAACTTGAGTTCACTATGCCGTTATGGATAGAATCGGGCGTGAGTGAGCAGACAGCCGTATTCGTTGCTGACAGCTTTCAAGGTTACAGCACAACAGAAAACGGGCTGTATTCAGTCAGCGCACAGATTTTCGTTCCGTCACTGGTAGACCCCGACGACGGATTGTATGACCTGCTCGTATTCGGCGCTGAAAACTCAAGCGATGGCGACCCTGAAACTTTTTATGACATATTAGATATTGCGATCAACGAAGTGTTGCCAACAAGCAATCTCATCGAATTGATTGCGTTTGGTAGGGCAAACACGCAGCC